ACCGGATGGCCGCGATTTTTTTTTAAAGTGGTTCTTTGATGTGATGTTTCAGCCTATCAAATCGCTCCCTCACAGCTTAATTATTTATGGTCCCCTATTTAAGACTTAGTCCCCAAGTTTCCCCGAAATGCAAAATGTGGGATCCACTCCTAAACGAATTTCCAGAAAACGTCCACGGTTTTCGTTGTATGTTAGCGGTGAAGTACCTGCAAGAGATCGAAAAGACGTATTCCCCTGATACCCTAGGATTTGATCTCATTCGTGATCTTACCGGTGTAATTCGTGCGAAGAATTATGTCGAAGCGTCCAGCAGATATTCTCATTTCTACGCCCGTCTCGAAAGTACGTCGCCGTCTGAACTTCGACAGCCCATACAACAGCCGTGCTGCTGTCCCCACTGTCCGCGTCACAAAAGGGCAGATATGGAAGAACCGACCTGCATACAGAAAGCCCAAGTTCTACAGAATGTATAGAAGCCCTGATGTCCCTAAGGGATGTGAGGGTCCATGTAAGGTCCAATCTTTCGATGCGAAGAACGACATTGGACATATGGGCAAGGTAATCTGTTTGTCTGACGTTACCCGTGGTATTGGGCTTACTCATCGAGTTGACAAGCGATTCTGTGTGAAGTCACTTTATTTTGTCGGGAAGATCTGGATGGATGAAAATATTAAGGTTAAGAATCACACTAACACCGTTTTATTCTGGATAGTTAGGGATCGGCGTCCTACTGGAACGCCTTATGATTTTCAGCAGGTGTTTAATGTATATGATAATGAACCCAGCACTGCTACTGTGAAGAACGATCAGCGTGATCGTTTCCAGGTTATAAGGAGGTTCCAGGCTACTGTTACTGGTGGACAATATGCAGCTAAGGAGCAGGCGATTATTAGAAAGTTTTATCGTGTTAATAATTATGTAGTTTACAATCACCAGGAAGCTGGGAAGTACGAGAACCATACTGAAAATGCTCTATTGTTGTATATGGCATGTACTCATGCCTCTAATCCTGTGTATGCTACTTTGAAAGTCAGGAGTTATTTCTATGACTCAGTGACGAATTAATAAATAGTAAATATATATCATGATCTTCAATTACATCAATTGTTCCTTCTAATACATTGACATTGTTTATAATAATCACGCCTAATTTATCTAAATATTTATTACACTGATATTTAAATACTACTAAGAAGCGCGAGGTCTGAGGATGTAAATGAGTCCAGATTTTGCAGACTAGAAAACATTTGTGTATCCCCAACGCTTTCCTCAGGTTGTTGTTGAACTGTATTTGTAACGTGATTATGTCGTGGTTCCTCCAGAATGGGCTCTCTGTGTGCCTGGTTATCTTGAAATATAGGGGATTTTTTACCGTCCAGATATATACGCCACTCTCTGATTGAGTTGCAGTGAGTAGTTCCCCGGTGCGTGAATCCATTATTGTGACAGCCTATGGCGACGAAGTACGAACATCCGCAACGTAGATCAACTCTCCGTCGTCTGATTGTCCTCTTCGCTATTCGGTGTTGCACCTTGATAGGTATCTGAGTAGAGTGGGCCTTCGAGGGTGACGAAGATCGCATTCTTTATGGCCCAGTTTCTGAGTGCGGAGTTCTTTTCTTCTTCCAAGTACTCTTTATAGCTGGAGTTTGGTCCAGGATTGCAGAGGAATATAGTGGGAATTCCACCTTTAATTTGAACTGGCTTCCCGTATTTTGTGTTGCTTTGCCAGTCCCTTTGGGCCCCCATGAACTCTTTAAAGTGTTTTAGATAGTGCGGATCGACGTCATCAATGACGTTGTACCAAGCATCATTATTATACACTTTTGGACTTAAATCTAAATGGCCACATAGATAATTATGTGGTCCCAATGACCTAGCCCACATCGTCTTCCCTGTTCTACTATCACCCTCAATTACTATACTTATTGGCCTAAATGGCCGCGCAGCTTCACTGAGAACATTATTACAAGCCCATTCTTCAAGTTCTCCGGGAACTTGATTAAAAGAAGAAGAAGAAAAGGGAGAAATATATTCCTCTATAGGAGGAGTAAAAATCCGATCTAAATTACATTTTATATTGTGATATTGGAAAATATAATCTTTTGGAAGTTTTTCCCTCATTATTGCTAACGCCGCTTCAGCCGAACCTGCATTGAGGGCCTCTGCTGCTGCATCATTAGCTGTCTGTTGACCTCCTCTAGCAGATCGTCCATCGATCTGAAACTGACCCCAGTCGATGTAATCACCGTCCTTCTCGATGTAAGATTTGACATCGGAGCTGGATTTAGCTCCCTGGAAGTTTGGATGGTATTGAGTTGAGGTATTAGGGTGAGTGACATCGAAATGTCTGGGGTTTCTGAACTGGCATTTACCTTTGAATTGGATGAGCGCGTGGATATGCATAGACCCATCTTGGTGTTTTTCTTGTGATACTCTGATAAATAATTTGTCAGATGGACATGAAATGTTTTGAAGGAGTTCGAGCATCTGCTCTTTCGGTATTGGGCATTTTGGGAAAGTGAGAAAGATATTTTTTGCCTTAACTTGGAATTGGTTTGTACGTGGCATATTGAATTGGGTGCTCTACAAACCTCATAGGAATGGGGTGCTTTGGGTGCCTATTTATATCGAGCTCCCAAATGGCAATTTTGTAATTTTGAAAAGTAATTCAAAACCCTAACGCTCCCAAAAGCGGACATCCGTATAATATT